GGAGCGGAGGATTCTTCTCGAATAAGGTCAATCTGTGACCTACTTAATATATACTTAACCTACTAACCTTTGCTAACTTTAGCCGGCACTACGTGCCTACAACCTAAACCTAACACGGCGCTCCGCGCCTAGGAAAAAATCGTTAAATTATAAAATTTTTTATTTCTTAAATGGTTTTAGGTAATGTACCACGTTGGTAAACCTTCTTTTTAAGGCTTTAATTTGTTCTTCGTCTTTTCCCTCATACCATTTAGCTGGGTCGATGTTACTGGTAATCCACCATTTCTTAGTATTTAAAAATACCTGGGATCCTTTAACTTCAACCGTGCATGGATATTGGTCCAGCCATCTAAGTAAATGAGTAATATCGACCTGTCCAGTAAATTCGTCAATAACAACATTCTCTTGACCGCGATAACCATCGAACCATTTGGTCGATGGCATCTTAACATAAAAATCGTCGCCAATTTCTTCAAAAACTGATTTTGTTTTTCCAGTGCCTGTTTGGCCCCAGTAAACATTAACAACTTGAACTTCTCGTTTTACTGGCTTTTGAAAATCAGAATATATTTTCCGGATATTGTTATAATGTCTCATCATAACATCGCCATCTATTAAATCGAATTGACCCTTTTTCGCTTTCTCAAGCACAAGGTCCCAATCTTGTTTGTTATTGACTCTTGTTGGATAGGTTCCAAATTCAAACGAGGAATCTGGTATTCGTGTTTCTTCTTTGTGGCAATAGTCTCTAGCACATCTGCTTCGAGTGAATTCCAGATGTGCCTCTGGGGCGAAATACGATTTAGCTCCTGTGAGAGTCTTTTTTTGTTCAAAGGCACATATAATTTGCCAATGATGGTACCCTGAGGCCCCAATCTCTCCTTGACCAGATATGTACCTGAACCCTCTGGGGAGTTCAATGGGTTTTTCATACTTCTCATATGGGACGGTAATAATAAAATATACTCCTTGTCTGGATGGCATATCATGAACAAAAAATAAATAAATATCACTCTGCTATTTATATATTTTGATATTCCCGATATAGTAATATTAAAAAAGGTAAAGGTTAAAATTGCTTTATTAAGTACTTGCTTGTAAGGTTTGAATAATAGATTCCACTGGCTCAGTTATTGCCGGACGGCCTAAATCAACCGCAGTTCCATTAAATGAAGAAACAACTTCTGATGGATTACCAATAATTCTATATCTCTTAGGCTGTTGTCCAAATCTATCCACACGATGAGCAATCATTGTTTTCAACACTTTATAGTAGACATTAGTACCCTGAAATGAAGATTTAGGAGGGGTATCTGCACTAAAACCTACACTTCCACGAACTGACACTTGTAAATATCTACTTAAATTCTTATGATATTCAAATCTCCCTGTTAAAGTTTCATTCTGATCATTAAACCTCTGCAGATTCCAGTATTTCTTCCCAAAGGGCAAAGAAAGTTCAATTGATTCTCCTGGCATCAATTCAAACTGTCTTTTAATCGACCCTTTTTTCCAATATTGAGAAATTCCAGGTACTTTTGAAATTTCAAAATTTGGCTGTTTAAATAAATTGGTAGATGATACAGGGACTATTGTAGCAAACCCTGGATCATTTCTCCAGGTTTGATTATTAAATTGTTCTGTAGTTCTAACAACAATATTTACATCACTATCTCTATTACATACCCATTCTTGGATATGAAACATTGCTTTAGTATCTGACGTGTTTGTCATAAAAAACGTTGCCGAATAGTGATCAATAACTATCGACTCGTTGTCTTTTATATATTGAACCGAAGCACCAGACGAAGCATTAAAAGCAGGTGGCGGATCAAGCATTCCTGCGTCATCACCAACTGGATTATTACCAATTCTAAATTCTGTATTCATCACTGTATCTGTAAAAAACGGAATAAAAGCATGATTGGAATCACCGGGTGATGATCCAAATTGGCCTGTCTGGATCACTGAATTACCAGTATCCAAATGAAATGTATTATATAATTCTATACGAGCACCTGGGCCCTGAGTGTACTTTGTTTTGTCATTAACTGCCTTTTTAACATATTTCCTGACTTTCTTTGGAACACTTTTTCGAGAGCCCGCAACAATAGTTCTACGAATCTTACGAAATTTTTTCTTAGGCGGCAAAACTGCTGTTTTTGTTGATGACATACTAGTCGGATATGTAATCCTAGGAGATACTTTCCAATTTTTTGATGAAGATGATTTCATCTTCTGATTGGTGCTCTTCATTGACCTTCTCGCATTGCGATAAGTATTATATACAGTCCGAGTAGTATTATAAGAAGGAACATGAACCCCAAGATTGGATTTAATATATTTAGCTGCCATATCATAAATCTGCTTATCCATAAACAAATAAAGACGGAACTTTAGGTTTGTTTCCTTTTATAGTAGGTAGAATAGTATCCTCCGCTCTGTAAGTAATACTA